ACAAGCCAACTGCGTATTATGTCTGATTATGTTTAATGGTGCATATCTTATAAAATCAGTGCAACCTCTTGTATTTAGAGGTTTTATCATTGAAGTATCGCGAAATGAGTAAGAATTACATTTTTCGAGAGTTAGAGTGCCAAATGACGAAGGAAGAGGTCGCTGAACTGTGTTTTAAAACTGTGAGAACAGTCACAGCTTGGGATGAGGGAAAACCAATACCTCCCGAGTGCAAAAGACTTATGCGAATGGCTAAAGGTAGGGAACTTAGCATTAATGAAGATTGGGTGCAGTTCAAAATGTTATACGACAGTATGGAGCTGCCCACTGGCCAAGTGGTGAGGCCACAACAAATATTGGCAGGGATTGCATTATTGGGTATTCAATCAGAGTTAGAGATTAAGACTTCAACACACTTGCTTGGCCTTGCTAGGGCGATAGCTAATATCAAGAAATAGAATTAGAAAAGTATGATTCTATCAAGGTGAATTCAAAATCTAGGGCATCTTTGCTAACTAAATGACTTTTTGCTGATATGGTTAACTCGACTGGCGAAAGATAGACCCTGTTTAGTGGAATTAACCTTGTTTAGTGGATTAGCTAGTCCTCCTTTTTGGTCATATCAAGGAGAAAAAAGCCGGACTCATTGAGTTCGGCTTTTTTATAGTTGATGAGCTTGTTTGTTAGACAATAGCTAAACTATTTCCCTTGGATAATCTTGATCATTTTATCTAGCTCTTCGACCCTTTGCCTAGCTTCATCAAGAACGTCTTTTGTAAATAGTTTCGAGTAGCTCATTTTACAAGTCTCTTTACCATCTAACATAGGATGTAATATTTGTTTACAGCCTTTATTCGTCGTCGTCTTTTTAATCCCAAGAATATCTAACAAAAAACCCTCAAGACAAGGAGTTGACCCAATTAAAGGGATTTTGTTTCGTGCAGCTTCCTTAGTTAAACCTACCGGCCATTTAAGATTAGTATCCAGTAAGGCCGCTACTCTAGTACAGCCAGATGAAGCCAAGGTCCCAAGCGCATCTCCAATCACATTATTTGGTCCTTTTCCACCTGCTGATTTAGGTGTAACCTTCGGGTTGCCCGTGCCGTAAATTGACTTCAAATGCAGTAAGAAAGCTTTTTCAGCCTCACCTTCGCCAACAAAGATAAGTGTATCTTTTAAAACTCTTTTTTTCTTAGCCATAAAGTACTTATCACCTAACCAAATTCAGGGGTTGCACCAAGAGAGCCCGAAATATACTTAGCATATAAGTTATCTCGGTCTTTCAAGCCGTCAATTTCGTCAGCTCTATAGGCATCAGACACACCTTCTTCCTTCTCAACCAAATAGCAATGCTGTCGACGCAAAGATTTTAAAACTTCAGCAGTGTGGGTGTTGAATAGTAGTTGTGCATTTTTCTTATTAATTTTGTCGTCTTTGTATAGATCAACAATGGCCATAGTCAGCTGTGGATGAAAGTCATTGTCAAACTCATCTAGTATTGCAATACAACCAGTTTTTAAACTCAACGCGATTGTAGCTAATACACAATAGGCCGACTTGGTGCCACTAGACTCAAGGAAAATAGGAATTCGGAAAGTATCTTCGTTAGAACTGTGTAAACACATAGGAATAATGCGCTCTTCCTCGTTGCCAGTTTCAGTGTCCATAACCAATTTCGTTTCAAACTCTATGTCAGTAATACCCAAGTCATACTTCATAATCAGAGATTTGGCGAAGTCGAAATATTCGGGCTCGTTGATATAAAATTCAGTTGCTTCATCTAAGTTGTCAGATAACTGGTAGCTTCCCATTAAAACAATATTTGAACTGGCATTCTGAAAGTAGGAGTATGCCAAGTAAATTAAGCCATGTGAATTATCTTCATCTATAGAAAAATCTAAATCGTCTGTTATTTCAAAGATATATGAAATAAGGGAACAGTTTTTGGGAGCTCTAGCAAGGATGCTAGTAGGTATATCCGGACCTAAAGTTGAGTTAAGTTTGACTGAGTATTTATTAGTTTTTTCATCTATTTCTCTCGTAAATATTCGAGAAAATAATCTAGAAGTTTTAACCTTTAATTCTTCGAATATTACCTTTTTTTGGTTCAAAACAACTTTGTATTTGAATTCAAAATCTCGATCTCCTTCATCGCCATTCCATTTGGGTAGGACAAAATCAACTTCAATAGATGAGTTCTCTTCTTTGTTTAATGAGTGAGGGAAGATAGGAATTAAATCACTTTTCTCACGAGCACCAAAAGAGTGAGGGATAAACCAAGAAAGGAATGATAGAGGCTTTAGCATATTAGACTTACCGGCGCCATTCGCACCTAGTACAGCCATCACTTTAGCTATTTTTAATCCGCTATCCATTTCGTAATCATAGTAAGAATGAGGAACCTTTTGATTTACCGTGAAATCTATAAAACTCTCATCTAAGTAAGATTGGAAATTCTGAAACACATAGTTTTTTATCATAATAAGCCATTACGTACATTTTAATGTTCATTAAGGCTTAGTGTATGTGCAGTTTTGTATCAAGTCTACAGTTAGCAGTACTATTTATTTAGAACGAGACCTAGAGAAGGTGCGTTATGGGTGATGACTACGTCGAATTTACCCCCGTGATACAACACGGGGGTTGGCTTCCTCCCGCCGCGCTCGTCCTCCTCAGTCTTCGTCGTCCTCACTTGTTGTCCGTCAGCACTGAAAAGAGATCCTTTTCGACACTCAAATGATCTTAAAGAAAGCCAGTGAACACAAAAAAGCCTTACCGATGTGGCAAGGCCTTAAAGAGCGATTCTGGCAGGATGAGGGAGGGTGCTACTTAGATTGGCATTGGCAGTTAGAAACACTCGCCAGTTAAGACATACGGACTAATAACCTCTACGGTGTGGCTCGGTGCCTCGTTCGCGCTTCGCACTCTCTTATCCCTGCGGGGCTAGCTAAAACAAACTGACATCAGCTCGACTCACTTCTGGCAAAGTGGCCGCGGCAGCTGCGTAAGGCTTACATGTTATCAACTTCGACAGCTGGCCTCTGTTCAGCTTCAACAAGCAATCATCAATCCGGTCAAACGTAATGTCATAAGCTTTTAGAAAGTGTTCGTTTACCGAGTAGAAACCATCGAGCGCTTCCACCTCGATGCTAACGTGACGTTCGATAGAGCCATTTTTAATAGCGAAGTTCACACCCGTTACAAACGCTTTCTTGATTCCCTCAAAAGGAAGCACCTCAGCTATAGGAACATGAGAAAGGCTATCTTTGTCAGTGCCTTTACTGCTATCCCCACTAGAAGATACATCCCCAGAAGTTTCACTATTTTTGCTAGGTAGTGTTTCACTTTGCTTAGGAACGGAAGCTGAAGACGTTGCTTGTCCCGCTTCCTCCACCGTCTCAGTAGTTTCAAAATAACGATTGGATAAGTCATAGATTATGTACCCGAAACAGAATATGGATAAAAGGAAAACCAAAATAGCTTTAGGGCTACGAAAAAGCGTATTCATGGCAAGTTGTTGTTTGGCGCTGCCTGTCCCCGTCGATTTGTAGAGCAGGAAAGAGTCTAGAGGGATTTTTTGGTTGGTTAAGTTAACGTCCTTCTTTTTGGGAATGACCGGTGTTGATACCGATTTATCATGCTTCAAGATATAAGGATTTCGTTTCGTCCAGAAAAACTGATCGCGTCCCTTATGAAAGAAGTTCTGGTTCGCACATGCCTTGATTCCTGAATCGATTTGCTTCCAATCTGGTGAAAGCAACTCGATATCCCAATCATATTTTCGGTGCCTCATGAACCCCTCATTGAAGCTGTGAGGATAGATAATTCTGCCTTCTGAATCGTACTCAGCAATCCCTCTATCATCGATTTCAGAATCTTGTAATTCGTCCATGTTCGCAGGGGTGTAACGAGAATTGAAAAAGCGTTCGTAATCTTTAGGTAGTAAGCCGTCACGAGGTGATTGGGTGATGAAGTCAGACAAAGGTTTATACTTCACTTTGCGTATGTCAAAGCCCACATTTTTAGAGAATATATCTTGGCACTCATCAATAACAATCAGAGCGCCAATAGGGCACCAACAGAAAAAGTGCGTCCATAGGTGAACGCCAGATTCGTCCCTAGAGCTAATACGAAAGAGTTTAGCGGTGCTAGGAAACTGGATATTAAATCGCTCTTCAATGACGTTTAAAGGCTGCATACCCTCGATGTTAGTTACAACCGTTCTACCTGCTTTTAGAGCTTGATAGATAGAGAAGTAAGCCGTGTATGCAGATTTGTAAGAGCCGTTAGCCCCAGTTCTGATGGTGATAGCCATTATCTAGAGAGCCTCATTACTAAAGCGGTAGTGAAGAAGTTAGCCCAGACAGCAAGGCCTTGAGGAACGCCAAACTTAAACGCATAAAACCTCAATTCATCAGGTAAAGCATTAAAAGCTTTGGACAGGATGTCGTTAAAGCCGATCTCTTTTAAGAGAATTTGAGCCGAGTTATAAGAGAGCTTAATGAACTCCAATTCCGCTTTTAATTTCATCTTGATCATAAAAATCTGGATGTATGAAAAGAGGTCTAACGTCATTTGGGGGATAGCTTTAAAGAAGTCCGTAATAAATGCCATCTGTAAGCTAATCCAATCAATAAAAGAGTAGATGTAATCCATAACTAATCCTTACCTAACATTCTGATACCAGACAAAACAAACAAAAACATCACAACCGCTGAGATGATCGTCGCGTTCTCCAATAGAGCAGAGAGCACGCCTGATTTGAAAGAGCGTTCAGCATGGTTAACATTGAGATTTAAGGTGTGCTCTTTATAGGTGCCGTTATTAAAAGAGCTGGTATCGATAGAGAATAACGCTTTGAACTTTTCAAATTCATCGGTCATTTCTTGTTTGATTTCTAGGACTTCATTTTGAACCTCAGCAATTTGATTTTGAGTGACAATGAAGCCCTCACCATCAAAGCCATAACTCGGCTCTACAAAGTTATTGTTGTTAGTGACACCATTGATGAGGTCGGTTAGCTTGCTTTCGACACCGGACATGTCAGAGCCGTCTAGAGCGTCTATTTTATCGGACAGTGATTGGATACCAGATTCAACACTGCTTAAATCAACGGTGGAAGACCCGCCAGAGATAGCTGCTATCTGCTCGCTAATCGCGTTGAATTTAGGATTCAGTTTGTCGGAGAGAGTGTCGGGCAACTCTTTCAATAACTTGTTGTTGTAATAAGCTTTATTAGCCGCTTTCTTTAATTGATCTTCTTGAGTGCTTGTTAAAGTAGAGCGGCCGCTGTACCTATCGTCAAGAATGGCACTAATCCCTGATAAAATATCAGTATTAGCATTTTCAGCCCTTTCAAAATAATGTTGGTCTCTAGAGCTTGCGTTAATAAGGTCATTGACCTTGCTATCTGTACCTCTAGCAATGTTGGTTAAATGGTTCACAGACGCTTGAACGTCATCAACCTTTTTGATGAGGGTGAAAGAGGTATCATTGGTTCGATTTGCTAGAAATTGCTCAGTTCTATTTAACTGGTCACTAATGCTTGATTGAGTGTTCCCTTGAGCTTGTGCCAAGGCTTCCAATTGAGATCTAAAATAGCCATTGTTTTTGTTGGTTTCAGAGACAAGGCCACCAATTGAAGTGACAAAATCTGTGCGCCTAACGGTTCGAAGGCTTAGGTCTCTAATGGCTGAGGATAAGGTCTTATTGTTAGCGTTCAAGTTACGCATGATAGATTTGTAATTCACGCAATCTTCATCACCATCATTACAGCTTTGAATAGGCTCTTGATTGGTCAATCGGTCGTAGTAATCGTCAATAGAGTCGGGGAGGCCATTGCCATCAGTATCAACAATTTGAATGTCATTCTTATAAGGGTTTGGGTCTTCGTGGTTCGCTAGGCCGTCACCATCCCAATCTTCGAATTTATCGTCAACACCGTTATGGTTAACATCGTTCTCAAAAGGGAAAGGCTCAGGAGTATCGCCAGAGTAGCGGTTGATTTCGTCAAAGTTACATGTAGAGCCAGTGTACACAAACTTGTTAGTCCATTTTCCGCCCTCAACACTGATGGAAACTGCGCTAGCAGACATTTTACAAGCGGCACCCGTTGAACGATCACCAATACAGTAAGAGCGAGGATTATCACCCCAAATATAAGCGTCCCAGGTTAAGTTTTTCCCCGTTCCCTCCAGTATCTTACAAGAACTAACGCACACGCCCTCAACTTCAACTTGTCCAGCACCACACTGCAAAGCGTTGGAATTGAAAGCGACAAGAACTAAAAGAAGAGAGAGGTATTTTTGATATTGTTTCACTGTAAAACCCCAGATAAGAAAACGCCCCCAAACTAGGAGGCATTGATACCCGTATATACTCCATATACGAATGACATAGCCATAACCACCCCAAACAGGACGGTTACGACTTGAGAGACAATGTCTCCCATTAGTTCCCCATAGAGTTCATGATTGCGCGAAGACCAAAGCCAATCGCAGCAAGACCGATAAGACCAACCACAACCAAACCGTAGTTAGATTGACCAGTCGTTACAGCATCATTAATGGCTTTCTCGACTGCCGTGTTATCAGCAAATGAAGAAGCAGATACAAATGCAGTAGAACCTAAAACCAATAGACGTTTTTTCATGATATTTCCTTTTTTAAGAGTGTGTTACTAAAAGTTGACCCTTAGCCTTTGCCAAGAGTTTTTAAGATTCGTCCTAGCACATGGCCAGAAACGAAAGATAATAAAATCCAACCTGAAACAGCGGTATATAGTTCACTGTCGATGTTCAAAGACTGAGACGCAGTGACTAAATTGTTGTATTCAGTATCAGTGAGCATTACGAGCTGACAATCAAAGTCAGTTGACGTTCTTAAGTAACCTTGTTGAGTGGTCGTAATGCAGTTCATTGATTAAGCCTTACTTGAAGCGCTTTTTTGACGATTGAGAGAGCCAATTTCAGACAAAAGAAAGTCTCTTTTAACCTCTAAATCACGGATAGTTCTCGTCAGGAGCAAGCGGTCAATCCAATCAATTACAAACGAGCAAACACGACCAAATAGTGAGAACACGACCATGGTAATAATTAGAGCTTCAATCAGTGCATCCAAATCATTGCCAGTTAATTGATAAACGACCGTTTCCATAATTAAGCCTTGTTAGCTTTCATAAAGTTATCGAAGTGCTTTTTGACTTCTTCATCGACAGGAACAAGCTGATTCACCAAGATATCGAGTGGATCATTTGGGTTAGCACCAAAGCTCAGTTCGTATTCACGGTTAGCAACAAAAGCGCGTGATTGGATAAGCTGACGAGCGTAAGCCACATCAATTTTCAGAGCTTGTTTGTTGTAAGGGATGTCAGTTGAGAAACCGATACCAGTTTGCTGAAACTTCTCGTTATCGACTTCTTCTACGGCACGTAGGACAGACAGCTCCGCGAACTCCATATTAGATTTCGGGAAACGCTTGATAGAGATACCAGTTATTGTAGGCATATTCTTGACTCCAAAATTTCGATTTTCTGTTTAGTGTATTCGTCAGGAATGCCTAACGAGGTTTCAAAGTTGGCGCGTCTATGGTGCGTAGGAATGAGCATTCCGAATGCTTCACCTAAGTCACCCTCAGTCATTGCCACAACTTCAGAAAGTGCCTTACCACATTGGCGACGAACCCAAGCAATACGAGCAAAGAACTCAAGACCGGCCTTCTTTTTGTTAAGCTCAATCTTCATAGGTTCAGCAGGGTCGATACTTGCTGAGAAGTCACACAGACCAGCAAAGGCCGAAGCAGGCGAGGCGAGTAGTGCCAAATCACACTTCTTCAATTCCACTTCATTGCGGTACCAAATCACTTCAGGGTCAGCGATATTTTGCTCAAACTTCTTGTTGTACACACGCCAGTAAATTGCAGAGGTACGAGAGCCAACAAGGACAGCTTCCTCTGATAATTCACCGGATTGTGAAACGCGCTTATGAGGAACCATTGTCGGACCACGACCACGAGAAGCAGTGCGAAATGCTCCCTCATAAAAACATTTCTCAGCATACTTACAGTCAAAGATTCCGGTGTAGTCATCCACGCAGAGATCCAAACGGGCTAGGCGAGTGATACCCAAAAGTGACAACCACCAATGCACCTTTTTGTGTGTGGTGAAGTCGAACAACTTAGCGCAACCCGTACCATTGATTTGTACGTAGACCGTATCGTTGTTACCACCAACACCAACCAGACCGCATTCCACTGTGCCCGTAGAATCGTAAATCACCATTGAATCTTCATAGCCATGCAAGCCACGGCCACGCATAGGAGACAGGCGGAAGTTAAAGACTTTTGCCATGAACTCATCGAACCTATCGGCTAAAACCTTACGACACTTGTTACGGTGTAACTCAATTGATTTTTCTATGGCTTCCGATGAGTTAAAGCGACCTTTAACGCTTTGCTTTTTAAACTCAGGGAACTGCATGTTGATAAAGTCTTGTTCGTTCGAGTTGTCCAAGTGTCTAAGCGAACCGTACGAAAATGAAAACGCTAAGTGATCCACTTGAACCGGACGAATTTCATCATGGAACTTATGAGGCTTTTTAGATGGCATGGAACACACCCTTAACCAAAAGCTCTTGGTAGTTGTCGTCAGTTATCGCAACAATCTGAAATGACACCATGCCGTAATGCACGTCTAAGAACTGGAAGAACTCACGCTGAGTCTTAAAGAAGTTATGACCCCAAGGGAAATAGGCGTTGATACCGTGATTGGGTTCGTTGTCGAAGTAGATTGAATCCATGATTAACTTCTCAATGCTTGAGCAAGTTTGTTTGCGAATGAGTTAACAGCAAGCTTCATAGCTGCTTTACATTCTTTGCATACTGTTTGAGATGTGAAATTGTTCATACACGCAGTGCAAAGAGAATTTGTGGGAATCTTTAAACCGTAGAACGAACAGAACTGTTCAAGCTCTTGGTCGTTATCAAACGTGAAAGTGAAAGAGTCACTAGAGTTATAAAGTGGATTCTTATAACTGACTGTGTGAAACAGTTCTTCACCAATTGTGCGTTGGCCAAACTCAAGTTCGCTAACAAGGAACTCAAAGCAGATTTCTAGTGGTGAGTTATGAAGAGACACAGACGCGTGTGTGAAATCTGGGTAGTTAGAGAAGCTAACGTGTTCAGATTTCAAAACAGAGCCGTATTGAATCGGTTCAATTGTAAACATAACAGCACCTCGATAAGTTGGTTGTGATTGACTTAGGAGGATTATAGGCACGAAAAGTTGTGCCTGTTAAGCACGGAAAATCATGCCTAATCAGCTAGAATGTAGCTAAAGGGAGAATGTCTTATGTATCAAAATGAACTGTTAGATGCCTACAAAAAGGCTCAAAACTACGTACAAGATAAGCAGATTGCACATGATTTGAATCTGCCTAGACAACGGATTGGTGAAATGCGAAAAGGAACTCGCTATATATCTGATTCAGAAGCAGTTTTTCTAGCGGAAAGCGCAGGAATTGATCCAGAGATGGCATTGCTTGGTTGTCACGTTGACCGCAACGAAAATCCAGAGATTAAACAGCTATGGGAACACATAGCAAAAAAGTGCAACGGGCTAGGATTAAAAGCGATTTCAATGACTTGCGCGGGATTAGCACTGATGGCAGCCACCCCAAATAAAGCACTAGCCATGTCAATCCCATTTTAAAAGGT